ACTTGTAGTAGACTGTGGATAATCTTCTAAAGTCATAGTAATTGTTAATTCTTTAGCTAAGCTAGTAAAATCAGGAACAAATTTACTTACTGACATAAATTGATCTCCGTCCCCAATCTCAATAGATCCTGAAGTTAAAGAAGCTGAAATTGCTGTGCCATCAGCTTGGTTATTTCCTACTTCATGATTATAAATATAAGAAGCTCCTGCCGTCACTCCAATTGGTGTATTGGACACTCCCGTGCTGGTTGTAGCATTAGCTGTTAAACTAGCATTGTATTCGGTAGCAATAGGATCTTCATAAGTATAAGCTCCAAGATAAGTAGTTCTACCTAATGTCGTAGTATACCAAGTTCCCTCTAAATAGTTATAGACAACCAATCTATCTATTTGTGTTGCACTTGAACTTGGGTAATACCACATAATTTCATTAAATTCAGGATTAACACCGCAAGCAATATCATTTTTGTTGGTATAACTTATGTCATCATACACATAATCTTGTACAGAACATGGCATTTTTTTAACAACCCCATCATACATATAAAACGCATCATCACCCATCCAAAATGCTTGACCGTTTACATCAATAGCTGCATGTTGAGCTATTAAACCACAGTTAGCTCCTAGTTGTCGTTGACCAAAAGTAAAAGGTGTACCGACAAACTGGATGCCGTGTAGTGAAGTATCAGTCCACACAAGTATTTGACCTGCTGATCTAACAGCTCCTACAATACGAGAACCATCAGCAATACGAAGTGATCCTGCTTCATTTTCTGCTGTAGGTGCAAATACTGTTAAACTTTCTCGATCAGCAAATCTAAAAAATAAATCATCTTGAGTAGCGCTATTAGTTACTGTGGTGCATGTTCCAAATAAAAATAAATGTCTTGTATCAGCCGATACCAAATTAAAACGAGAAGCAACAGGTGCTGTTGCACCAAGGCTCACGGCCCTTACACCTAACCCTGAGGAAGTATCCCATTTATAGGTTCCACCATTTAGCACTGTAGCTATTAAATCTTCTCCAAAATTATCTAAAGACCAGTTTCTTCCTGCAATAGTTACGCTAGAAGAAGATCTAGGTGTGCCCCATGTGCTTAATCCCCATGTTGCAACGCCCCATCCATATCCATACGTAGATGCAGTTGGTCCAACATTAATTTGATAATTTGCTGTAACCGAACCACCACCAGCGGCCGTAGTTCCTGTAGCATTTGATGGAAAAGTAATTGTGTAACTGTTGGCGTCTATAACTGTAGTTATTTCAAATTCATTGTTAAATTCTAAACCATCTACAACATTGTTAGCACTACCATTATCAAAGGTAACAAAATCTCCTTCAATTGCTCCGTGAGCAGCATCTGTTACCGTTACTCCTGCTCCTCCTGAAGTTGTCTCAAAAGGATTAGTTAGAGAAGCAGTTTCACGAATAGGAGTAGCATCATGAACAGATCCTTCTGAATATATGTACAGTTTTCTATCTGTTCCTAAAGCTAAGTACCTAGTGCCATTAAGACTTATCCACGCATGAGTATCCCTTACTACACCAATAATAGTTTCGTTAGGATTAGGAAGATATTGCCATCCTTTCCACCTTTCGGGTTTTCCGTAGTGAAAACGCACTAACTGAGAATCAATATATCGTCGGTCATCCCCCGCTGCATAAGGAGAATCCTGTTTATCTACACCAGGTTGAAATTTTAAATCGGTTAATTGCATGGAAAGACATACTAAATTATTTCTTGTTTTCTGGCAAGAATTGAGTTCCTACATTTCCTTTAAAGACATATGTTCCGTGATGATTAAGGCCACTTATTACATCGGCATATACACTTCCCCCAATTTTTTGCCATAACCTGCAAAAAGCATAATCCTCAGATAAGTATCTTTTTGTTTCTGGTTCAATCATTGTATCAAAAAAAGCATAGTTCCAATCAGAATTGTCATGATAATTAAATTGAGTATCATGAGGTTGATTAAGATGCTGATCAGATTTAAATTTAAGTTCAGGGTAAGATTTAGCCATTTTTTCAAATACTTGTCTTTTTATCAACATAAACCCTGTAGCACCGTCTATAGCTTCTATAAACCCACTTTTAACTTCAATTCTTTCAGGGTTTTTTACATTAAGATTATATTCCAAAGAAGCTGCGTGAAGTTCATCTAAATCAATATCAGGTTTTTCAATAACTCTTTTTTTTACTTTTCTCCAGTCAATAGCTTTACGAGGATAAATTCCTGCTACGACATCTTTATTAAAATCTAACATTCTAAAAATTGATTTTTCACTAAAACCAATATCAGCATCTATAAAAAGAAGATGTGTATAATTACCTGGATCATCCATAAATAATTGAACTAAAGTGTTCCGAGCTCGTGTTATTAAAGATTCATTTCCAATAGTTCCAAATTGTAATTGAATATTATGCTTAGGAGCTTCGTTTACTAAACGCAAACAACTTTTAAAATAATCAGCCGTTATCATTCCTCCATAACAAGGTGTTCCTATAAATACTTTAGTTTGTTCCATAACTTACCATTAAACCTTAATAAAATTAGCCATAATATAACGAGGAGTTGAATTTCCTGCAAACTGCAAAGGGCTGTGATATATTTTAGCATCAAAGAAAATAGCTCTATTTTCTTTAAATCCAACATGTGAGTTTAAAACTTGATTTCCTTCTTGCTCTATATAAAAACCTGTTCCATTATTTATTAAAGGATTTCCTAATAAATAAATTAAACAGTTAAAATCGCTTTCATCCTGATGAGGAACAGCGGGAGTGTTAGGAAAACTTAAAAGATAAGATGATTGCATGTATTTTATTGATGAAAAATTAAAATGTGTTTTTAATTGTTTAGTTACTTCTTGGACGACAGGAGCGTCTTCAGTTAATTCTACATGATGATAGTTGTGATCATAATTATTTATATGTTTAAAACTAGAAAATCTGTGTTTAAATTCTAAAGTTATAAGTTCCTTTTGTAAAGTTTGTATAAATTTAGAATCAAAAAAATTATCTTGAATGTGAATATGATTTTTCATTATTGTGTCGTATAACTTACTGTTAAATATTCTATTTTTTTTATCCACCCTTTAGGAATAGCAATAGCACCTCCTCCTGTAATATCATCTTTGTCTTTACTGTAAGATCTCATAATAACTATTTTTTTATCATTATTAACAACCATCCAACCTACTTCTTGGCACACGGCTAACGGTGCATTAATAACTTCTTTTATATCAAGCCAACCAGTTTCTGTATCACGGGCATCAACCCATGTTACACGGACCATTGGAGTTTTATTAATGTCCATTTTTGTTTTGTCTATATTTAAATGTTGCTACCATTCTCAATTCAATACAGGTTCTACTTACTTCTCTTGCACAATGAGGAATTTGACCATTAAACACAACTACCCTACCAGGTTTAGGTAATACTGAACATATTATTTCTGTCTTTGTTGGATCGGTGTAAATAGTTTCACCCGCATATGATATGTCCCAAACTTTATTTAAATAAAACATTATTGTGTAACAATGTTCAGGGTATGCACCGTCTTGATGCATATCATGAACTGTTCCATAAACATACCCACTAGCATAAGGTTTATCTAAAAAATGAGTATTTTTTAAATGAGATAATTTATCATTAAAAATATCATTTGCTTTATTTGATAAAATAATATCCCCTTTTGATTTCTTACCAATACCTTTATTAAATTTTCTCCAGTCGGTGTTTACATTTCCTCCTGTAAAATGCCAAGAACTAACATCTCGATAATAAAAATATAAAAAATCAATGGTTTTTTCGTCAAAAACATTATCAATAACTTCGATCATGGGGTTACTTTTTCTTATTATAAAATTCTTTTCTTCTAGCTGTTTCAGAGTTCCCTACTTGAGGATCTCCTTCTTTTTTTATTAATTGTAAATTAAAAGATACAGATCTTCTTTCTTCATTTTGTGTTCTAAAAGGATAGACACCATGTGCTAACCAGTGAGGAAATAAAAATATATCTCCTACTTTAGGAGAGTGTTGAAATTTATGACCACTAAATGTTGCTGCTTGACCATTGAACCAACATATATCACCTACTGTTGGATAGTGATCTTCCTTTGCATATTCATCAGGTAAACTTGGTGGCACTCGTAAATAACATACACCAGATAATTGTCCCTCGTGTATATGAAAAGGATTAAAGTCTCCAGCCCATTGGCTCACGGCCCACATAGATTCAATAATCATTTGACCTACGAACTCAGGACTAATTGTTTCACTAGCAGGTGGAATAGAAAGATAAGATTTAACCATTTCACCC